CAGATACTTAACCAGGAGAAATGAAATTCTCTACGGCCCTAAATGCCCTTGTAGACATCTTTGTTTGCGGGGCATGTGGGTGCTCGGTTGACGGGACATCGTACGATGATGCCTCGGAGATCTTGAGCGAGTCTTGCGACAGAGACGCGGTGCGTGAAACCACCGCTCTCAAGTCTGTGTTCTTGAATGTGAGCGTGCCTGAGGTGCGCCCGGTGCTAGGTCATACGCACGGGGTTAGCGCCGCTGCGCGCTCCACAGCAAGCGCAACCATTGATCGCATTGGAGACGTGTCGGGCATAACGCCTGTCTTCATCCAAGGCTCGGCTGCCGACTTACGAGCAGGCCGCGCCATAACCAGGAGTTACTTCTGGGCGAAGGACTTCATGGCCCCTCCAGCACGAGAGCTGAGGGGTGAGGCCTACGCGTTGGTGGATGTAGACTATTATATCGACATGAACAGGCAGCTGGCGGAAAGTTTTGCGCCCCACTTCCTTTACACCTTCGTTCCTTCGGGGGTTGCTAAAGATGCTGGGGAGTATAAGTATACGTTTAAGGCTGATGGCCATGTTGTTTATGACGTTTCGGGGGGGGGAAGCTACGAACACCTTTTATGGGATTGGAGTGGTGACTCTCTTAAGGTTCGGAGGAAGCACTGGTTTGGAGCTACCAAGCAGCTGGCGTTCTATGCTATAGAACGACGCTGGGTAGACGATGACCATCAGTTGATACTCCTAGCTCCGCTGAAGCGTTACACTGGCGTTTGGAATTGCTGGCTGGCTGACAAGCTCGTGCAGTGCAGAGAGTTAATGAGAGTGGACGTTGTCCACGGTTCGTTCACTCGCCTTAAGGTCAACGTGGGAGAGGCATTACACGTGTGTACGGGTAAACCTATGGCTTACACCCAAGCATGTGTGCCGGCCCGCGTAGATGACGCACTGGCTAGCACGGCGAAAACTGTCAAATACGGCTTGACACTTGCCACCGTTAAAAGTAAAATGTCTGACGGAGCTGTAGCGGCAGGAGATTCTAAGAACTATCCAGGCTGCGAGGTACTGTTGGAATATCATCTAAGTGGCACAACAACACCGACCCAAGCGATCTCAGGAGCAGTTAGGCGTTTCCAGTGGGTGCCATATGGCACGCACGTTGAGGACGACGCTAGCCCTGGAATGGTGGCGTTCATGCGTCCATTGCTTGACGGAGCCTTTGTGCCTGATAAGTGCAAAGGCAATGACAAGCGGGCCGCCCAGGAGCGTGTTGAGAAACTCAAAGCCCCAGATGTGGAGATTGATAGCTTCACTTCCAAATGCATGAATGAGTTCCGAGATATGCTGCTGCGCGAATTTAAAGGCACGTTAACCCCAGTCGAAATGGACGAGGTGTATGCCAAGCAGAGCAAACCCACTCAGCGGCGCATCCTTGATGCGGCGCAACATGAGCGGCGCACTGACAAGGCAATGAACTTCGTCAAGCGGGAAGCTTACGGTTCTGTGAATGATCCCCGAATGATTTCGCAGATCTGTGGGCCGGACAAGATGGCCTACTCAGCATACATGTATCCGTTTTCAGATGTCATTAAATTGCAAGAGTGGTATGCGTTCAGCAAAACTCCCCGAGAGATAGCTGAACGTGTTGCTGCTATTTGCTCTCGTGCTCAGCACGTTGACAATTCTGACTTTAGTAGAATGGATGGCCGAGTGGGTAATGTTGCCAGAGAGCTGGAGACGCGCATAATGCTAGCGGCGTTCAGACCTGAGTACAGGACGGAACTGCACGAGCTGATGCGTCACCAGTACTGCCTCAGGGGGGTGATGAACTCTGGTGTCAAATACGACACTGGGTTTGCCCGCTCCTCTGGGTCTCCGGAGACATCGGCGTTTAATACTATGTTGAATGCCTTCATCATGTACTTAACCCTGCGACGACAGGTCACCGGTTTAGGAGCTTACCTCACCCCCGCCGAGGCGTGGAGTGGGTTGGGCATCTATGGAGGAGACGATGGATTGACAGCCAGCCTAGACGCTAAACTTGCTGAGAGGTCTGCAAAAGCAGTGGGGCAGAAACTGGAACTTGTGCGAGTGCACCGGGGGGAGATGGGAGTCTCTTTCTTGGCCAGACGCTACGGGCCCGACGTTTGGTTTGGTGCACCTGATAGTTGTTGTGATATAGCACGGCAAATAGCCAAATTCCACGTTACTGTACACTTGCCCGGGAACATAACCCCGGTTGACAAGTTGCGTGAGAAAGCCTTTGCCTTCTCATTGACAGACCTCAACACCCCGGTCATCGGCGCGTTTTGTAAACGCACCCTTACTTGTTACCCGCTTGAGTCGAGTGAGTTTAGAAACTTGCTGGACATCTGGCGCGTTGAACTGGACCGTTCTAAACAGTATCCAAACACTTACGGCGACTGGATGGACGATCTGCTCATGGAACAGGTGCCCACGTTTAATCGTGAGCTCTTCGATGACTGGGTCTCGAATGCTACCGGACAGCAGCTGCTACACCCCCCAATGCTAGCGGAACGCCCGGAGGCTAAGCCCAAGTCTGGTCTAGTGGTCATTGACGGAGACCTTACCGGAACAAATGAGCCCGAGAGGAAACAAGACACACCCGATCCCGTCTCTAAGGCGATCGCGCTTAAGCGGAAGGTATACCGTGCGCGAAAACCAAAAGACGAAAGACCTAGTCGCTTGACTAAATTGAAGAGTTTGAAGTAATCTGCGCTTCTCTCTTGCTG